TCGCGCATTTCTTCAATATCAACACGTTGTTCCTCTTGTGTAACGTTAAGGTCCATTGGAATCTCACGACGTACATAGTCACGTGAGACGAGTTTATCTGAACGCATCTGTAGCAAAGCGATAATGGCACGGTTAGGATCCATACCAGACATAATGCCGTAACGGACATCTACGCCGTACTCGCCCTTAATGTCGCGTGATGGGATGTACTTGAGTACATACGGTGTTCCATCATCTGAACCCTTGATAGTCTTTGGAATACCACCAAAGATTTTCTCATCTGCTTCAAAGCAAATAGAAGTAAGTTCTTGGAACATACGAGCAAACTGTGCTTGTGCTGCCTTAATCTGTGTATCAAATCCAGCCTGAAGTGCTTGCACACCGCGACCTGTAACAACAGATGCGTCAATGTTGCCTGAACGAGACTCAGGGTAACGAGCACCCATACGAAGTTCACGCTCTAGTACGCCGGATTCAGTAAAGACTCCAGGTGGGAGTTCTAGTGGTACACGACGAATGCCTTGTGGATTAGCAGAACGCATAATTGCATCTGGTCCAAGGGCAAGTTCTTGTACATCTTGTGGAATAGCAATAGGTGCTTGGATAGATTTCTCAGCAGCTTGAATCTGCAAGATAGCAAAGCGAGCACGAGCGAGTTGAACGGAGAGTACATCATCAAACTGACCGCGTGCTTCTCCATCTAAGGATGCACGCATAATGACAGATGCCATTGGCTTACCTAGTACGTTAGGTGTACTAGATAGAACTAGGTTCTTACGCTCTGGAAGGTAGAGTAGGTCCTGATCCTTATCGTGGTACTTGACCATTGAAACATACGGTGAAGATAGTTGATACTGATTACGACCAAGGATTTGCTCATAGAACTCTGGGTATTGCGCGGCAAGGGTCTCTGCATCTGTAACAATAACTTGGCTAATAGATATTACTCGACCATAGCGGTCTAACTCTGGGTATGTACCAAATGGGTTGAGCATACGGATGCGTGGGTTATTATCGTCATAATCCATCTCAACCATACCAACACCAAGACCGTATGTGTTATACCAGTCAGCTGCTGTGTACATCTGAAGTTGTAAATCAGAGTTTGTTACATAAAAATTAGCAATGCGAGTACGAGTATCTGCAGCCTTACGCGCCGTATCAGAAACCATATTGGTTGCTGAGCAGTTAAAGGATGGCAGTGGTGCCATTGCTTCTGCTAGGTCACGTGCTGCTACATCAATGAAGTTGGCAACGAGAGGCTTAGGATAGTCCTCGGAGAACATAGATGGAAATACCTTAGAGATATCTCCTTGACGCACGGAAAGAACATCGCGCATACGCTGATCACGCGCTGATGAGCGTGTGCGTAGCCGCGATAGTTTCGCGTCAACTTCTTTGACTGATAACAATGGGGTTCCTTAATTAGCTGTGTTTGGGTAAACGCCGGTCTTCTTAGTAATCTTAGCCTTCTTCTTTTGACCTTCAAGAAATGCTTTTTCAGAAGATGTAAGTGGCTTCTTAGGCTTTGTAACTTTTGTGCCAGAAGTCATTGATGTTCCTGATACGCTTGTCTTAGGCTTAGGTCCACCAGAAGTAGTTACTTTAATGTTTGTAATTTTAATTTTGCCAGAAGTTGGCTTTACAGAAGACTTTGGCTTAGCAGTAACAGCAGTTTTTTCAACAGGCTTCTTCATTTTTGGTCCAAGTGGTTTCATATTTGGTTCTGCTTTGTAAATCTTTTTTGCCATAGTTATCTCCTAGATGACTCTGATTTTATTTTGTTCAGCGAAGGCTTCTTCAAGATTGATGACTGTTCGCTTGCCTAGCTCTTGGCGAGATAGGAATGGATTCTTCATATGGTGGGTGGCGTACTGACCGTAGTTAAGCATCTCACGTGCTCTAATCTCACAGAACCATAGAGCCATCACCATATCGGTCTTACCCTTAGTGGTTGGAGTCCAGGTAATCAACTGCTCTATCAGGGCCTTGACGTTCTCGGTCTGATCGCTAGGTAGGTGTATCAAGTTATCTCGATGGTGCTTACCATCAAATTGTTTAGTACCAAAGAGGGTAGCCATAGATGCCACACCGAAACCGGCATCCCATTTATTAGAACCAGTATGGTGTTCCTTGAACTGCACGCCTCGTGAGGCTAAGTGCATACGGATGCCTTCATCCTGCGTTAAGAAGGATTGGAAGGCGTTCTTTTCGATAATCCACTCTGACGGAGAGTAGATGGCTGTCCAATCAAAAATAAGATTACGTATATCGGCTGGAGACGGACGGCTAATCTTGATAGCATCTACTATGTACCTCTTGCTTGTTGATCTATCAATGGCGTAGCAGATAGCTGCGGTATCACCAATCATCGCGGGGTCTAGCCCACAGATATAGGTAAAACCGTTTAAGTCTTTAGGATGACCTGGATGGCCTGCAACTAAGTTGCCAGCCTTACGCATTCCATCAATGGAGCCTTTTACACATACTGGGTCAAAGGCCGCGTTCTCGGATACGTCCTGCTGTTGGTAGACCAAAGCCCACGTACTAGCATCCATCGCTTGGCGTTCGTTATACAAGTTGCGACCAGACCAACGAGGGTATAGCCCCTCATCGTTCTTATCAGCTTCTTCTTGTCCATCGAAGGGCGCATCAGATGCGGGCCATAAGGTAACCCACTTGTCTGGGTCTTCGTCCACTTCTAGAAGGGCTGGCATAGCCAGATACTTCCAAGGGACTTGACCGCCTGGGTAGCGGTCCTCACTGCGTAGCTCGCGGTATAGATCAACGGAGGCTACTCGTGTGCCAATAATAATAAGTTTACCGGTTGGGTTAAGACGGGAGCGCACGTCTTGGGTCAGCCAGCGAATTTGCTTCTCAAACTCGTTAGCGTTCTTGAGGGTGACCGCGTCATCGACAATAATCATATCGGCACGCTTGCCGTAGATCTGACCGCCGATACCGACAGCCTCGATATTTGGATCCTTTTCAGAGGACTCACGGAGTTCATCACCGAAGGTAACGCGGGTAGCCTGCCAGGAGGCAGACTTAGAGTTAAACCCTACACCAGCAGCATAAGCACTTTGGAGGTCTGCATACATAGGATGCGTTAGTCTTTGCTTGATGGCGTAGAGAAAGTCAGCAGCTAATTGCTGCGTTTGGGAAACTATCAGTACTCGAAAGTTTGGATTTCTTGCTACCTGCCAGGTGACGTAGTCTACGGTAATCGTAATTGACTTGGCGTGGTTTGGCGGAATATTTATCAGGACGCGGTTTGCAGCTAGCCCTGGCTCAAATTTCATACTGGGGTGTAGCCAGCTAGGTTCTCTACCTTCAATGACATCTACCAGGTTTTGCTGGTGTGGGAAGGTCTGAGAGTGTAGGAACTTCTGGCGGAAGTCTGCAAAGGATATGTCGTGGACGTCGCCATCTTGGAACTGCTTATCCTTAAGACCAAGGCGGGTACGATCTACCTTGTCTGCAAATATCTTATCTGTACGGCGGTAGTACTCATAGGTCTTGATGGACTTACCGGCGCTGCCACAGGCCGCGTCAATAGTCATACCTTCTGCTACACAGCCAAGGATAATACGCTTGGCAATATCTGCTGAATTATCAGCCACGTAATCTCCTAAAAGTTTTGGGCCGGAATTGGTGACCCTTTGGGTATTTACTAAGGAGAAGTGATTTATATACTAAGGGGAGTATTGATAGATCTAGAACAAAGATTTGTAACTTACCAAGTAAGTGACTCATCTTCGTTTTCAGACTATCGGGCTTCGATAGTCCTATCCCTACTAAAAAGTACTAAGTAGCTGTATTTTTTAGCGGTGCTCCCGAGGGAGCCTAAAGCGAACTGAGGGGTAAGTTAGTGCTCGGCATAGGGCCTCGCCAGAGGCCACTGTTAGTCACTGCTCAGGGTCTTTCCTATTAAAGCCCCTTACTATATATAAGGCGAGAAATTTAAGTCATTTCCTGTTTACGCGGTGTGACGTTCGTCACAGTAATATAACTGCAGGTCAGGCGCCAGATCAGCTTCACTTTAGCAAATATTTTTTGTTGGGGAGTATATACCCCCTGCGTCACAGATTTAGCAACGGGGGGTCTGCCTTTCTGCGACACGCCCGACTGCGTTGCCAGCCGTCCACAGACTGTGCGGTGGGCTGTGGATAACTATTTGCAGAAATTTGCAGGGCTTGCTACTACTCCGGCAGCTCTCCACTACTCTCCACTATTCACCACTAACCCGCACCGGCAGACTTACCCGCACCCTGCACCGATAGGCCGGCCCTATCTCTTACCGGCTAGCCGATAGCCCTAGCCGATAGCACCGGCGCCCGGCCTTATAGCTATCCGCCCCGGCCATTACCCCGCACCCCGTCCCCGATATCCGCCCCGCCCCGCACCTTTTAGGGGAAAGGATCTTTTCCCGCTAAGGCCGGCTAGGCGTGGAAAATACCCGGCAGAATTGCACCGGATAGAATTGACACGCATAGGGTAGACACCCCTAGAATAATCCTAGTGAGCCGGCCCCTAACCCCGGCGCACTAGAAAAGAGAATAAAATGAAAAGAAATAAAGATTGGAATAAGTGCGTATCTTGTGGAACCGTAACGGTGCAATTTTCTACCGATGACGGGGAATATTATTTTCCACGGTGCGGAGAGTGCTCATAATGAGTGACTTCAATACCTATGAGATAGTGGTAAAGGTAGCTATCCGCGTAAGTGCTTACGATAAAGATAATGCGGTAGACGTAGCACGTGAATTACTATCGCCGATATCCGGCGTTATGTTCGTGAAAGGTAATGAGTAATGACTACTAAAGAGAAGAATTGTGCAGACTTAATAGATGACGTTATGAAGAGCCGGGAAGAAGATATCCGCGCTCTACTTAATGACCCCGATAATGATGAGAATAATGACCCGGCGCTATCGGTAGACACTAAGAAAATAACTACTATCTGCCTAAGCTGGGGCGGGCCGGCGGATTACTTAGAAGTAACGCACCGGGGCGCAGATATTGAAAAGGTTATCTATCGCTTTAGCGATTGGTACGACACCGCTACCCGCGTAGTACTAGACGATACCGCGCTCTATGAGTACGCCCGTAACATAATCGAAAGTGATAGTGCTAACTATGAAGAGTGAGTACAAGGCCTTTATCTGCCCGGCGTGCGGTGCGCCGGGCCTAGTACCGGCAGACTTTCGCCCGACTCACTTTACCGGCTCACTTTCGCACCTATCCGCCGGCTATTGCACAATAGCGTGCGCCCGCGTAGCGCTTAACGCGCTCATAGTAGAGCGCACTAAGGCGTGGCACCTTCACGCGGTATTAGGTGAGCGCTTATGAGTGAGCTTGCCTATTTTCTAGCGGTAATGGTAGGCCTAGGCTCTATTGTGGCGGGGGTAGCGCTCTTATGGGCGGCGGTAGAGGGCGTCTATTTTCTTTACTGTAAGGCGCGGGGCATAAAATACTAAAGGCGTACTATCTTGCACCGGCTCACCGGTGCGGGGTGGTCTGCAATTAGGCAGAAAAGAGAGAGGGAGAAAATATAGTGAGCACAATAGAGAGAGAGAGCGCGATGTATACCGGCCTTAACTACGTAGAGATAGAGGGAGTGATCCTTTTAGAGCTATTAGAGGGAGTGAGCACGCACGCGTGTAAGGATAAGAGCCTACGCACCCTTAACGGGGTGCAGATAGAGGGTGCGGGCGGTGACCTAATTGCACGCGCTACCGATAGATACCGGCTCATAGAGGGTGCGGTGCGCTATCGTGAGGGAGACTTAGAGCTATCTCTTATATCGCTAGACGATATTAAAAAGGTGCTTACCCTATTAAAGGCGCATAAGGCGCACCTAATCAATATCACCCGCATAGGTGACGCGCTTACAGTAAGCGCGCTAGGTGACGCGGTGACCTTTAGCTTAGTAGACGGTAACTATCCACCTATGCAAGATCTATTAGCTAAGAGTGAGGGTGAGCCGGTAGCGGTGAGCTCTATGGCGTTTAACCCTGCGTTTATGGCCGATTACGCAAAAATAGCGGGTAAGGGTGCGCCGGTGAAGATTTATTTTACCGGCGATAGTAAGCCTATGCGCGTGCGTATCACCGGCGATAAAATTACGTGGCGGGCGCTACTTATGCCTATGCGATATACCGATTAAGCTCTAAGCGCGAGACTATCGGCCACCGTGTTAGGCGGTGGCCGGTGGCCGGCGCTTAGCCGGTTAAGAATATGAAAGAGAGAGATTATGAATATCGAAAAGAATAGAGAGGGCGCGTGGATTATCTACGCTACCGATAGAGAGGGTTACCTAGTAACGCGTAGCTATTACGGGTACACGAAAAGAGAGAGCGTGCGGTTATTCCGCGCCTATATGAGAGGGGAAGAGTAATGATTAAGTACGCACCGGAGAGGGAGAGGGTGCTAGACGAATTAGTGGTGGCCTATGACGAATTAGCCGGAGAGAGATTAGACGGCCTTATCTCGCAGGAGATATACCTTAGGCGTAAGCTGCAACTAAACGATATAGCTATTGACGCGGGTATCGGATCACCGGAGATAGAGCGGGAGATAGCTAAACGATACCGCCGGTAGTTGCGTACTATCGTACTCTCTCTTGCACCACTAGGGGAGAGTGCGGTAGTCTGCACCTAATAGTTAGGGCAGAATATGAAAGAGGGAGA